GGTAGGCCAATGAGACAAGTATTGTATTGTGACTGCCACGGGACCGAGGGTCTGGCTTCCAGGCACGATGACAAGCTAGTTATCGTTGCACGGCGCCATGGCCAGAATCATGTTCTGGTGCTAAACACTCAGCCGATATCAGAAGTGGTATTTGACAAAGCGGAACATGCTACGGTATCCTCGGCTATTGAGGGAGAATCGTAATATATAGGTGGCATAGTCCGCCCATTAAGGTTGTCAATCAGCTCACCAGCGTGGTGGGCTTTTTGTTTGTCACAAGTGGAGATTCCCTCGGAAATATCCACAGGAGGCAGTGATGATGGCGATGGAGCAGCAGGAGTTACCTGACATATCGGATACAGCTACGGCGGAGCCCCAAGAAGCCGAGCAGCAAGTCGAGAGTCAGGCTGAGCCAGATTACAAGGCGTTGTATCAGGAGCAGAATCAACGAATAGCGAAGCTAGAAAATGATGCCCGTTCCAAAGATGGAAACCGTCGGAGGCAAAGCGAGACCGACGACCTCTTAACTGGATTAGGGGATCAACTGACAGCTTTACGAAAGTCGAACACTGTTCTTGCAAGCGCCATAGGTAGCCAGGACACTGAAGAGGTCAGCGGCCAGATCAATCAGATCAATCAGGAAGCTGACCAAAGCCGTCGGCGTTCTGTATTCGAGCGTGGTACGCAAGGCGAACTCCAGCAGATATATGACGCTGCCAAAGACGAGAGCGGTAAAGCGATGTTCGACGCTCAGAAAGGCCCAGAGTTTGCGGGCATTCGGGAATCTTGGCAGACTGCTGTGACTTCGGGCGATCTCGGTCAGGTGCAGGCCTTGGCCCTAGAGGCATCCTTAATTGGGCGTGAGGCAGAGCGAGAGCAGATGAAAGCCCAACTCACGGAGCAGCGGCAGACTGCCGAGAAGGCCCAACAGAATGCTCGCGAGGAAGGGCTGGACATGGACACAGGTCCCGCCGCTGGTTCCGGTGGTGGGCAAGTGGACTTTGGCCAGGATACGTCCCGAATGGGCCGTGTAGAGCTTCAGAATCACAAAAAAGCGCTGCTTGACCAAATGGCTAAGCAGTAATAACAACACTAGGAGAAACACGTCATGGCAGACATGACAGGCACGACGATGGCCAGTTGGCTCCCAGAGCAGTGGAGTGAGCTTGCCACTATTACATACCGTTCCAACACGATTCTTTGGGAAAACGACATCATTGACCGACGATGGGAGCCTGAGTTGGGCGTTGGCCGTGGCGACACAGTCAACATCCCTGGTTTCACGCAGAACGCATCGGCTACGAAGCGGAGCACGTTCGGCACTGGTGCGTCCATTACGTTCACTGCGGTGACCGAGGCCCAGACACAGCTCGTGGTTAATACGATGGCCTATAAGGCTTTCCGTATTCCAGCAGAGCTGACCGTTCAGACGATGCCAAGCTATGTTGCGCTGCTAACCGATGGAATCGGCGAGGCGGTAGCGTTGCAGGCGGACTCAGATGTGGCTTCCGACAACAGCAACGGTTTCGATGCCCTGACGGCAGTCGGAACCGATAACGTGGACATCACCGAGGACACGCTATTCACGGCTGAGACGAACCTCGATGATAACAATGCGAAAGCGGAGAACCGGCATCTTATCGTCAGTCCGGCTAGTCGTGTTTCCCTGCTGAAGATCGAGGCTTTCCGAAGTTCGCTCTACTCGGGAATTGGCCAGGTGGCGGCTGACGAGCCTTACGGACTCTTGGGTAAGGTCTACAGCTACAACGTCTGGGTGTCCAACAACCTAGAGTCAGGGACTAGCGGTAAGAAGAACGCGATGGTGCAGATGGAGTGCATTGCGGGCGCCATGCAGAAGAGCATCACGATGGTCTCAGATGTGAACATCGAGGATGGTATCTTCAACCAGGTAGCCGGATATGCAGTCTACGGCATCAAGTTGGTAAAGAGCGCCTTTGGTAGAGAGATTGCTGGAAAATAAGAAGGGTTAGGGACTTTGCTTCGTCCCTTGCGGTCAGATGGCAGATAATAGCCTGAGAGAGCCTAGCTCGCCTGACCTGACGCTTCAGCAGGGAGGGGCCTGGGAGTCCGTGAGATTCACGGTTCCCAGTGACATCCCTGACGAGGATGTTCAGGCTCGGGTGAGTGACAAGTACATGCGACTGGCAGGAGAGTTTTGGGAGAAGAACGGGTTCACCGTGTTGCATGTCAAGCGTCCCAGGCTTTATGAAGGTAACCTGCCGATTGACGCTGACCGCAGGGGATACGTTGTCTGGGGCTGGCTGAAACGTAGACCTGTAGAACACACAATAGACGTGCCCGAAGCCTACATCCCAAAGTTCGAGGGCATGGGCATGAAATTGGCCTAGTAGGAGATAATCAATGCCGGATGTAAGCCTTACACCACGACCTACAGATGGATTAGTTGAGAGACTCGGCTATCCTCGGCAGGCTGACTTATGGAAGCCGATGTCCATGGATTACGATGTGTTCGAGGACAAGTTCTGGGGAGACGCCATACTTGGTCTCTACCCATCTGCTAAGACCAACGGTACATCAGCGGCTGTTACGTTCACGGAGCACAACGCTGGCGGCTACCTTGATTTGGTAAGCGGCACGGCGGATGACGGATACGCCGGGCAAGGGATGGGGTTGCAGTTCAAGGGTGACCGAGGAATGTTGGCTGAGTTCATCGTTCGTACTCCAGCGGCTGTCACCACGATGAAATTCGAGGTTGGCTTGTCGGACGCTGATGATGATGCGGGGGCTGTGAACGTCAAGGCTACGCCAAACGCAACAGCCGCTGATTATGGCGTATTCGTCTTTGATCGTGACGACGATACTGTCTTGGCATTTCACTCTGCAAAGGCGGGAACGATAACTGCCAGTGAGGACACGGGCATCACTGTTGCTGTGGATACCACCTATCGGCTGGCGGTTCGTGTGACTGACGACAACCTGGTGGCCTATGTCAACGGAGTCGTAGTCGCTGAGCACGGTAATGGCATTGAGGGTGGTAGCGCGTTGACTCCTTGGGTTTTCTGTCAGGCGAGAGCGGGCTCGGCCTCGCGGACCTTACAGCTTCACAAATGGCGGGTCACAGCACCAGCGTACTAGGCCAGGGAATAATCAGGAGATTGCCATGCCTCACAAGCCTAGACCACGGCGGCCTGCAAAGGGGCCACGAAGCAGGGCTCCCAGGGCTCCCAGTCCCCGGCGGCGAGGTGCCGGAGGGCCGGGACCAGTTTTGCCAAGGGATATTGAGGCCCGGATAGCAGAGCCAACTCCAGCGCGTGGTAGATGGGCAGAGCCTAGATTTGTAGAGCCTAGATTTGTACTGCCCAGACCACTACCTACGCAGCGCAGGGAAGAAGACCGGCTCCGTAGGGAAGAGTTACTGCGCCAAATGCGGCTGCGTATGGTCCGGCCTCGGCCGGCCCCGCCTCGGCCGGCCCCGCCTCGGCGCCGATGACCATAGTTTTTCACAACATACCAACTTCTAAAAGAACGAACGAGAAACGAGGAGTTAGGTTATGCCCCAGAAGCGGCAGCGCCGAGTTAGGCGCTCGCAAGCACCGCCAGCAGTAGCACTAGCAGGGCCCCCAATTGACTCTGGCAGTCAAAGACAGACCCGAGCCAATCGTAGGCTAGAACTACTAGGCCAAATAGAAACGGCACGCAAGGCAGAACTGCTAGACCGCATAGAGACGAGGCGTAGCGAGGAAGTGCTACGCCAAATACAAGCGCGAAGACGCCAAGCTAGTATGCAGGAGCCAGTCAAGCCAAGGGATCTTGCGCTTGGACTGCCACTTGTGGTTCCACCGCCATTGGGCCTGCCTCTGCCTAAGCGGCGGGCACCTCCCCCACCACCTCCCCGGCGCGGTTTGTCAATTGAGGCGTTACAGAACGCAGAGCTGTCCCGGCAGAATCTTCGTGTTTCTATGCAGCCTCCGGTCAAGCAAAGAGAGATTGGCTTGTGGCGTTCTCGCTTGACCAGGGAAGCGTCAAGAGTTTTTCACAATATACAACGAGGAGTTAGGTTATGCCTGCGTCTTACCCCGTAGGGGCTACTAACGTCGAAGGAGAGACGCTCTCCCTATCTACTACCCTAGCGTCTCTAGGGATTCCGCCCAATGTCTATCAGGCGATGCTGTATGGGCCTTCGTCCGACTTTCGGATGAACCTGAACCCTGCCATCAAGGATGTCTATTTCTATGACGCCTCTGCTGACGCAGGGTCGAGGTACAGCTCGCAGACCATCAACCTCTTAGACCGTAGCACCTCGACGGGGACCGGGACTGCTATGGACGCGGCCACCACGTCTGATTACCTCTATATTTGTCTAGAGGAACCGACAGCCGGTATCCGGGTGGTCATTGGTGCAGCCAACGGCAACACCTCCACTCTTCTGGCTGAATACCGTCAGAACGATGACAGTTGGACCAGTTTGTCCGCAACAGACGGCACGGTCTCCAGCGGTGATACATTGGCGGTTACGGGCAGCATTACCTGGACGGCTGTGACCAACTGGAAGCGCGGCCAGCTTGGAGGTCCAAACGACCCCTTTGACACTACTAACGCAGATGCGCCGACGACAAATGGGATGTGGATGCGGCTCTCCTGGAACGGGGCGCTTGACTCTGACACTGAGATCGACAGCCTCTGGGCTCTAAACAACGATACGAAGAGGGGATACTTCAGGACTGGACAGGAGTATAAGATCAGCTTTGATCGCAGGGTGCTTGGCTCCATTGAGTGCATACTGGCGAGTGGTACAGACACTTTACAAATCACTTGGGTGAGGACATAACACCGTGGGAAGCAACCAATACACTATAAGCTCAGACGGGGTCTCTCCCTGGTACAACACTGGCTCTCTGTACCGCACTCGCATTGCACAAGATGTTCGTATTGAGGATGGGGCCGGCCTAATCGTTGGTCACACAGCCCAGGAAACGATCTCTCTCGACGGCAGCACTGACTTGGTGCCAGAAGTCCAAATTCTTGGAACCGCTGCGGCTGACGCTTCCTTAATGCTAGCTGCTTTCTCAACGACTGCCACCATTGCTGGTTCTCCGATACTTGCCTTTGTGAAAAGCGGTGATGCTGCTATTGATGGTACTCATGTCGTGGTGACCGACGACGAGGAGCTAGGCAACATCGTAGCTTACGGGGATGATGGGACAGACCTGGAGTCCATAGCTGCACAGATACAGTTTGAGGTGGACGGGACTCCCGGCACCGGTGATATGCCGGGTCGCATAGTCTTTGCAACAACTGCCGACGGTGCCGAAACAACAACAGAGCGGATGCGTATCGACTCCTCTGGCGTAGTAACGATAACTAGTGGGGGGGAACTTCACGTCGTGATAGCTGGTTCGGCTATCACCCCTAGTTCCGCGACGGCAGCGGTGTTCCAGCGGAACTCAAGCACTGGGCAGAATGCGGAAATCAGCATTATCAGCGGGAATGCAGGCGACGCTGTTCTCAATTTTGGAGATGCTGAAGATGAAAACGTCGGGAAAATCCGTTACGTCAACAACGGCAATTCGATGGAGTTCTTCACGAACACGTCGTCGAAGATGAGCATCAGCAGTGCTGGCCTCGTGGCGTTCGCGGGCGTGGTCAGTGTTGACGACACCACCGATAGCACCAGCCCGACCACCGGTAGCATCCACACTGACGGCGGGCTTGGCGTGGCGAAAGGGCTGTTTGTAAATGCGAGGTCGTGGATCGAGCGTTCGACATCGGACACATCCACCCAGGGGACAGTCCTAAATATCACCGCGAATTCGACCGGGAATGCCGCAGATGGGTTCGGCCCGATACTCAATTTCCAGATGGGAGACACAGCCGCCACCAGCCAGCGCATGGGAGGGGTCGGCTTTGAGCGTAACGGTGCCGATAATACGTCGCGGTTTACGCTTTTGGTGGAAGATTCCGGTAGTGTAAATGAGGCGTTCCGGGTCAGTAATACCGGAGTGGGATCGTTCGACCTAGCTGGCTCTGGAACAGCCGCGCAAACAGACCTGTTTGACGACTACGACGATGCAGTAGAGCTTCGGCGGTACGCGGACTCCGTATCGTCATACGTCAGCCCGGAGCAGCGCACGGCAAACCG